TTTGCTGCCCGTGCTTCGCCCCTGTTTGCACTCGCATCGGCTCGTCTCAAGACATGCGCAACCCAAAAGCCCACTGCTTGGCTTATTCTCGGTGAGACTCGTGTTGGAAAAGAAGTCTTCATCCAGTATGTCGTTCAGCGGCTCTGGAAAGAGCTTGGTAGAGACTATGATCCCAGTGTCATCTACCACCTGAGCAACATGTTGGACAAATTCCTCGATGGGTTCACCGGACAGGAAGTGTTGCACATTGCTGATGCCTTCCACACGGACGATCCCGATAAGATTGCAGAGTTTATCGCCATGTTCAACAAGTGGTGCGAGGAACACCCTGAAATTACCAACCAAGCGGCTCTTGAGCTTAAAGGCAAGATCGTTCTTGCTTTGTCCCTTATCTTCATGACCAGTAATCGACTGCGTGGTTTTGACCATACGTACAAAATGGAAAATCCGATGGCTTTTGCAAACCGCTTTACTGGTGTGCTCAAGGTCGTGAGCCCGGCCCGTAATGACCATCAGATTTCAACTTCCGAGCGCGTCATGGCCATGACCTTTGTCCGTTTGACTCCCCAAGCTATTGGGCCTCATGGTTTCAAGTGGGTTGAGGTTCCTGGCGTTCTCACTCACCAGGATGCGTATGATCTTATACGCACGGCCTACTTTAACCGCCAGAAGATGGAAGACATCGATTATACTTATGTCGAAGGCCTTCCCTATTCTAAAGAGTCTTACCACTGCGTTGCCAGTCCTGAGGACCGTGTGGCTTATACCTTTCAGGGGGCCAACATTGCCATACACCATGTTTCTAAGCAGCTCAGTAAGAAACGCACATTGACTGTTAGTGGGTGGCGCGATGTAGTGGTCACAGACGACGATGTTGAATTCTATGACTACTATGGTAATCGGCGCCTTGAGAGCGAATGTTCAGAAGTTCCGAATGCTGCCGTCGACGACGTAGCATCGGCCCACGATCTTGTTCGGTCCCGAACTCCGCTTAAGAAGGATAAGGAAAAGGTTCGCCCCGAACCTGTCCCCATTCCTCCTTCCGAACCTTCTTCGCCAGCTGTTGAAGAGGATGACGGTTCCGAGCTGGACGATAGCCCCTCGCTCTTGGCTGGTTTGGATGAACCTGTTCTGGGCATGCTTTCTGAGACTGACGTTGAAACTCCGGGGTCTTCTGGTGCTAGTTCCTCGAATGTAACGCCCAAGTTCTTTGAGCGCTTTAAGCGCCGTGAGATCCTTGTTAGTCTTGAAGACCACACTCTAGTTCCTATAGAGGCCTTTTTGAAAGATGTCTCCTACACTGAAGCATTCCGTATGGAACGCTTTGCGTGTGATCACGTCGATCGTTTTGTCCGAGACGCTGACTGTGACAACACCGTGCGTGCTAATCACGGTTTCGCCACCATTTCGTATGTCATCGATGCCGAAGTTTTGCGCAAGTGTAAGTGGTATGTCACTCCAGGTGACATCTTCGATATTGCGGTTTTATCAACTATACTTGGAGTGGTAGCTGCTTTGGCTGGAACTATTTCGCTTTACCGCTACCTTTTTCCAACGGGAGTTGCAGAACTCTTTCCTCGTTCTGACACCCGTAATCCGGAAGGAGGTAAGCATTCGGTCCCTGAATTTCGAACTATGAAAGACTTTGTCCCTGTTGTCATCCGTGCGAGGTCTAAAACCCCTGAGCCCCTCTTAGACAACCTCGTGAAGTTCCAAACTCCAGATCTCTCGTTGGTGGGAACCGGAGTGTTTGTTGAGGGCAGGGCCATTCTCACCGCTGCACACTGCACCTACTCTACCGAGGACACCGGCCGCAAGGAATTGACCACTTTGGTTGTGTTCCATAAAGGTCAAGAGTTGCGTTTGCCTGTTGCCGGAGTCGTTAGGATGAGTGGTACTGATGTTGGTTTCATCTTCTTCGACAAACCAGTACAAGGCGTTCGCGAGATCATCAATCATTTCTTTGACGGCTCAACCTTCCCTGAGTTCCGTGAAGGTATTATGCTCGTCCCCCGAAGGAAAAATAAGGTGCTACTTAATGGATTGTATGGTGGCAACTTCTCCTCCAAGATCTGCATGAACTACAAGGATGGTAAGACCGACATTAACCACACCATGCAGTTCGAAGGCCAGTACGAAGCCTACGCTGGTCAGTCAGGGGCTCCTGTGCTCATTCAGGCTGCTCCAACCGATCTTGTTAACAAGATCTGTGGCGTTCACGTCGGCGGTGATTCTTCGCGCATCAAGCACATCGTCGTGGCTCTTGTAACCCGGGACAATGTGCGGGCCTCCATCGCCTCCTTCTTCGGTGGCACCATTCCTAATGCCGTCGAGGAGGTCAACAAGAAAAAGCCTGGGACTTTCTAGGTCCTGGGCCAGGTCCGTGTCCACCGGACCTTACCGCACAAAACCCGCATTGTTGACACGGCCTGGCTCAGACTCTTTGCGGACCGTTTCGGTGTGCCTTCAAAACTTGTCCCCACAAAATTGTCCAATGAGGGCAGCAACAGTCCTCTTCACAACGCCATTATGACCCATGGTCGTTTTGAATGGGAACCCCTGTCCCCTGCTGCTCGTTCCGAAATACAGGAATACTATGTTCAGAGTGTTCCTGTGCCTTACCGTGGTTTCATGTCCATTTTAGACGCCATTTTCGGTACGGCTTATACTCCTGCTCACGCTGGTCTCGACTTTTCGGCCACTTCTGGTCCCTGGCTGGACGGTCTGAAGCGTGATTGGATCGACGTTGATACTAGGTGGGTTCACCCTACCCTCCAAGAACTCATCAAGGAAAATCTTCGCGATCTCCAGCGCGGTGTGCGTCCCAGGCACATTGAGAGCTGGATGACCCTCAAAGACGAACTCCGAGTTCCAGGAAAAGAGTTCACTCCTAGGGCATACTACTCAGGTTGCTTTAACTGGGTAGTTATAGAAAAGGTCTTTTTCTGGCCTTTTCTGGCTCGTTTCCGCGAGCGGCCTACGGAGACCCGCTCCGCTATTGGTATTTCGCCGCAATCCAATGATCCAGCATATTTGATTCTTCATGCATATGGCAAGGATGCTGGTGAGGGTGACTATGAGAAGATGGATAAGCGCCTTTATCCTGATTATCTTTCCATTAAACAGTACGCCCATGTTGACAGATGTCGTGTCGCCAACGGCGATGTGTTTTACATTGACGCGTTTGGTGAGTTGTTCGAGTTCACTCCCGATGTCTACAACATACTGTGGGAAGTTATCAATTGGTGCCACATCATCATTCTCTACTTGCTGATCTTGTGGTTCGGCAATCCTTCTGGCTCCTGGATTACTGGCTACATAAATGATGAAGAGCATCATTTGCACAAGATAGACTACTACGTCCATAATGTTCCGACCGATCTTAGGTCGTTTGACCATTTCAAAACACATTTTGACGGAAGGTCTTTCGGCGATGATTTCTTCACGCTCACTTCTAAAGAGGCCCGCTCTTGGTTCGACATTCTCCGGTTTGCCGAATTTGTTCTTAAGCGCGGGGCCCGAATAACCAGCCCCCAAAAGGACGTAGCTTTGCGTCCATACACTCCTGTCCGCGAGTTAACGTTCCTCAAGCGCAATTTCTGTTATGAGGATGGCGTTGTTACGATGCGTCGTCCCATTGAGGATATTCTCCAGGCGTTGTTCTGGAAACAGAAAAACTTTTCTGACCGTGAGTACTTGCGCCAGTGTGCTTTGTCTGTCCTTGACGAGCTAGTACTCCACCCCGCCCCTGTGTTTAAGCTTTGGTCTGATAGAATAATAGGGTTATTCTCTGAGCTATACAACGAAACACTCTCCTATCCGTCCTGGAGTGAACGACGGAGACTCTGGGGAATCCGACCTCTACATGATCCTCGTTTGGATCAT